GAAACTCCTGAAGAATCTTTAATACCTTGGGTGTTTGCTTCATGGTGGTTTCTAATACTGTGTATCGCTTACTATAGAAAGTATGATAAGTAAGTTCTCTGTAGAGGGCATCCCTGCACCGCAAGGGTCTAAACGTCATGTCGGTAACGGCAGGATGATTGAAGCCAGCAAGTATTTACCTGCATGGCGTAAAGCTATAGAAACAGAATGTCAGTCTCTTTTTGATGAGCCTATGGATGGGGCTTTGGAAGTGGAACTTTGGTTTTATCTTCCAAGGCCTTCTTCTATTTCTAGGGTGTATCCGACTGTGATGCCTGATACGGATAAGTTGGTGCGTGGCGTTTTGGATGGGCTAACTAAGGGTGGGGCGATTGTGGATGACAAACTGGTTGTTGATTTACATGCGTTTAAACGGTATTCGGTGGATGGTTGGACTGGGGTTGTTGTCCAGATTGCGGAAATAAAAGACTAATTCTTTTGGCGTGTTGCTATTGAATTTGGACTAAATGATGGACTAGATTTAGGTCTATGGTAAATAATTTGTTTCAGGAGTACCTGCGCCTACAAAACCGTTGGCGTTTCTTTGTTAGACCTGAGTTGAAGAAGGGAATCAAAAATGTCTTGGGCAGAATCAGAAAAACTAAATGAGTGGATTGAACGTGCTTACGAAAACGGTAGGCGTGAAGAGCAAGAACGCATCATTGAACTTTTAGAAACTCAACTAAGTTGTTCATGTGAACTACCCATTAGTCATGCCATAAATCTGATAAAGGGACAAACTAATGTGCCAAAAGTGTAACAAAAACTTTTTTCATGGGGGCAAACTATCAGGTCAACTATCCATGCAAAACACAATAATAAGAAGTTTAGAAAAACTGCCGTTTATTTGGATGGGCGATAAGCAGCTTATACAGATAGACAAGCGTGAAGTAATCGAGTTAGTCCGCAACACTTATGTAAAGGAGAACTAATGGAATTTGGTGAATGGTTAAGAATAGGTAGAGAAAACCACTGGGTTAGTGAAATTGTTTGTGACACCCATGATGGAGTGCCTATGAGTGATGCTGAGTGGAAAGAGTTTGAAGAACTTGACCCTTGTATCTCCATTATGCGTGTTTACGATAGTAAGGAACACAAGATAGAGATAGAAGGAGAAACAAATGCTTGAGGTTATAGCTTCTATCGGTATCGGCGGAATCATCATGCTAATTGTCGGTTACATAACATTGTTTTACATGGCACAACTAATAGGTTCAAAAGACCCTTACGAGGATGAAGGAGACAATGATGAGTAATAAAGCGCAAGATGCAGTAAAACTGTTGAGAGATGACAACCTGCTTTGGTCTAATGACTTTGATTTGGTTAGACACAAAATAGCGGATGTCATTGAAGAAGCAAATACAATTACTCACCCAGTAATTCTGGCAACTATTAGGGAACTATGCCACACGCTGACCAGCCCTATCCTTTTGGAACAAGACCATGCTTGAAAACCTAAAGCCCACGACCAGGCAGTATCCCTGTAAGATTCGGTCAATTCTAGATTCTTTATCTGAAGCAGACAAGAAAGTTTTGGTTGATGCTTTAGGCTCTCCTTTGTGGAACAATTCTGCTCTAACTACAGCTCTAAATGAGCGTGGTCTAAAGGTTAGCCGCTATTCACTTGATAGCCATACAGGAAAGCGTTGCTCATGTTGGAGAATCTAAGTACACCTGCACCTAAAGTTACTGCCCCTGAAGGCTGGAATCCGTCTATCGTGTTTGACGGTGAGGGTGGTGAAGCGACTCTTCCTGCCGTTCAAGGCGACAACCCTGTAGACATTGAAGGCTTCTTGCGTGATGCAGGTATCAACCCTGATGAGATTGACATTGTTGGTGAGCCACGCATTTCTCGCTGGCAGGTTGCACGACCTTTTCCGTTAGACCCTATGTGGATGACTGCTGTGAGGATTCGTTGGAAAAGGAAGAACGCTACTTTAGATTTGCCTTTGCTTTATGCGTTGGCTAAGAAAACTAAACCAGTTACGCCTAAACCTGTTTCGTCAGGTAAGGCTTTGGTTGTTTTGTGGTCAGATTTACAGGTTGGCAAGGTAGACCATAGGGGCGGAACTGAAGCCATGTTCAAACGTGTTGCTGAAACGCAAGCAAGGCTGATAGACAAGGTAAAAGAAATTAAACCAGAACGCATAGTCCTAGCTGATGTAGGTGATGTTATAGAAAATTTCGGTAATGTCGCTGACCTTCACCAGCTCGCCACAAATTCTATGTCGCTTATGCAGCAGGTTGATGTGGCTACGGCTATGGCGTGGGAAACTTTGAAAGAGTTAGCCAAGTTTGCGCCTATTACTTATCTTTCAGTTGGAAGCAATCACTGTCAGTTCCGAGTGAACAAGCAGAAGGTTGGTACTCCTACGGATGATTGGGGTATCCACATTGGTAGGACTCTTGCCAGACTTTCTAAGGAAGTTGGGCTTGACATAACTTTCCATGAACCAGCAACTTTTGATGAGTCGTTAGCCTATGACATATTCGGTGATTCCTACCATATTCTCGGCATGGTGCATGGACATCAAGCGAACAGACCCGAAGGCATCCCAGACTGGTGGCGCAAACAGTCATTCGGTAAGCAACCAGTAACAGCATCAACAATTCTGGTTTCTGGTCACTTCCACCACCTCAGAGTACAGGAACTTGGTTCAACGAGCAGGGGAACAAGCAGATTCTGGGTTCAGGCTGCAACGCTTGATAATGGCTCTAACTGGTGGAGACTAAACTCTGGTGAAGATAGCCAGCCAGGTTTGGTTTGCTTTGCGTTAGAAAAAGGAAAAGACTTTACAGGAACTGTCTGGAAGTTGTAATGATTCGTGAAGTGTGTTCTTGTGGCGCAGAGTTTGAAACCGATGACCGAGATTCGGTTAGTTTGGTTAAAAACTGGCGCAGGACACATAAACACGCTGAAAAACAACCAACACAAGATACAAGAGATGCAGTTGTGCTTTCTAACACAGACATAGCTTTAGGTTTCCAAGCCACCTACGACCCTTTGGAAGAAGAATGAACCCAGCAATAGATTTAGAAAATGCCAAAGTATTTTTTGGTAGTTGTTTAGATGTTTTACCTACGCTTGCCGATAATTCGGTTGATGCTATTGTTACTGACCCGCCTTATGAACTTGGTTTTATGGGTAAGACTTGGGATAACTCTGGTATTGCTTATAACGTGGATGTTTGGAAAGAGTGTTTGCGGGTGTTGAAGCCTGGTGGTCACATTCTTGCTTTTGGTGGTTCTAGGACTTGGCATAGGCTGGCGGTTGCTATTGAGGATTCTGGTTTTGAAATGCGTGACAGTATCGCTTGGTTGTATGGTTCTGGTTTTCCTAAGTCACACAACATAAGTAAAGCAATAGATAAGTTGCATGGGGCTGAAAGAACTGTTATGGGGCGTAATCCTAATAGTAGAGAAAATGCCACAAAAAATAACACGCTCTATGAGTCAGGGACAGTAGGCAAAACTGATTTCATTACTGCTTCTGCTACTGATGATGCTAAGAAGTGGGATGGTTGGGGTACAGCGTTGAAACCTGCTTTTGAACCTATTGTGGTTGGTCGTAAGCCTTTGGTTGGGACTGTTGCAGAGAATGTGTTGGAGTGGGGTGTTGGTGGGCTAAACATTGATGCAACCAGAATAGGCACAGAAACGGTTACCATAAATACTTTTGATAATGGGGCTAAACCTTTTGGTGATGCTGTTGGTGAGCCTTTTACAAGTCGTGAGAGTGTTGGGCGTTGGCCAGCAAACATTATTCTTGACGAATACACAGCAGAACTACTTGATGAACAATCAGGAATAACTAAATCTGGCAAAGCAGGTATTCGCACAAGTGATGGATTTAACGCTAATGCTTATGGCTCTGGGGTGGGAATAAAAGCAGGTCAGGCCAATGGCGAGTTTGGGGATAGTGGTGGGGCGAGCAGGTTCTTTTATGTCGCTAAAGCAAATAAGAAAGACCGAAATGAAGGTTTAGATGATTTGGTTGCACAAGAATCGGCTGGTAAAGGAAACGGGCTAGGCAGGTTGTGTGCTATTTGCGGTGCATCTATCTTGAAGCCTTGTGAATGTCCTGACAGAACTTTCGTCAATCCACCTAAACAAAACTTCCATCCAACAGTCAAGCCGACAGCTTTGATGCAGTATTTGGTTCGGTTGGTTACACCTGAAGGCGGAACAGTCTTAGACCCGTTTACAGGTTCTGGTTCAACAGGCAAAGCAGCCATCCTAGAAAACAAACAATTTATCGGCATTGAACTAACCGAAGAATACTTACCTATCATTGCTGGCAGACTCGAACACGCCATCAACACAAGTGAAGAGAAAGAAGATGATTTATTTGCCAGTTTATGAGTATAAGTGTCCTAATGAACATGTACAGATTTTTACTGAATCTATACAGGTTGAACATAAAGCACCAGAAAAATGTGACAAATGTGAAGAAAATGTGGTTAGACTATTTGGTACACCTTCGGTTCGGTTCAAGGGAACTGGCTGGGGTAAAGATTAGATTGGAAAGGGAAAATGAAATTATTTACAGCTTTAGTAACAGCGTTCCTTGTTTTGGTTGGGGCGTGGGCAAGTTTCGGTTCAACAAGTAAGCCAGTAAACACACAAACCTATAATTTGGTTGAAAAACTTGTGCAGTTAGACAAGCAAAGACATTTGGTTCAAAAACGTGAACATTTGGTTGGTGTAACTAAACATTTGGTTCGGTTCGCAGATAAGACTCCTTATGTGTTTTCTGGTTCTACTCCTTCTGGTTGGGATTGTTCAGGTATGGTTGTGTGGGCTTACAGCAAGGTAGGTTTTGAGTTACCTCATTCAGCGAACAAGCAAGCACATTTAGGTAAACGTGTAAGCAAACCAAAAGTTGGGGATATTGTTGTTTTTGCTTATTCTGGTTCAACAAACTTTTATCATTCAGCAATCTATCTGGGTGATGGAAAGATTATTAACGCTAACTTGATGTATAAGACAACTAAAGTTCAGTTGCTTACTGATTTCAAGAAAAGCCAAATTCGGTTCGTTAGGATACTACCTTGAGACTATTTGAAAAAATCTTAGTTGTAATCAACGCTATTCTGGTTGTAATTATTTTGGTTGGAATCTTTAGTTTCTTCGGTCAAGATTCGGTTGAAAATTGTTGGGATAAATACCAGACCGAATTTGAGGCTATAAGCAATTGTGAGCAATAATGGGTAGATTTCCTAAACCTTGCCTAGATTGTGGCGTTCTAACTTCTGGTGGCAATAGGTGTGAGACACACGAACATTTGGTTCAAAGCCTACATAACGCTAAACGGGCAGAAGTGAAGAAGCAGACGGGACAGTATTCTGGTGATTATCGTAAGAGGGCTAAATTGGTTCGGGAAACAGCTTTACTTTGCCATTTGTGCGGTGGGGGTGCTAGGTTTAACGATACTTGGGTTGCTGACCATATTAATCCTGCTGAATTTGGTTCTAATGCGATACTGCTACCAGCACATAAGAGTTGTAATGAAAAGCGGGGCAATAAACCGCTAACCTAAGTTTTGGTTATTTGGTTCTAAAATTCGGTTGTGATACCCGATACCAGATAGCCCGCCTAAACCCCTAGTCTTTGTCCGCTAGGGGTTTTTGTCGTTTATAACGGTTTGATAACGGTCTATGAAATGTTCTTGTTTTAGCGTGTCGAATCTGTATTGTTAGTTTTATAGCTAACAACGGCTATACAAAGAAAGGGAAATGAAATGCCAAAGTTTATTGTTACTGTAATAGACCGCTATGAAGTTGAAAAAGATAACCTAGAAGAAGTCCAAGAGATGTATTTGAATGGGGACTTTTGCGATATGGAGTTTCTTGATGGAATAGCAGAATATACAAAGGTTGAAGAAGAAAAGGGAGAAAACTAATGACTATTGGGCAACTAATAACATTTTGTATGAGAGCAATAAGACAATTTGAAAATGATATGGAAGTTTCTAAGCAAAATGCTATGTATGAAGATTATGCTTATGCTGAAGGGGCTAGAAACGCCTACGAAGTTATGCTAAATAAATTACAAAAGGGAGAAAACTAATGAATGAAGAAAACTTAGGGCTTTACTATAATGTGGAGTTTATTGGAGACTATTACAACCTAATTACTAATGTTTTTGCTAGTGATGAGGAACAGGCAGAAGTAAAAGCCTTGGCTAATATTCTAAGAGAATATGGTTGGGATTTACAGGCAACTTATTCACAGGTAGAAGTTATTGAAGAGGATAACGAATGACTTGGAACGATAACGGTCAGTATGGCGGTATCCCTT